CTATACCTGTAGCGGGCAATTGTAAGGTAAGACTCTTTTGTAAAAGTGTTGCATTACCTTCATAATTAATAATTCTACATGTAATTTGCTTACCTGTTATATCCACGGGTTTCTGTTCTTGGTTTAAGAACTGAAATTGAATTTGGTTATCTACCCCTCTGTGAAGGGTTAGGGGTTTGGCATATACGGGCATATATCTCCTCGGTGAATATCCTGATAATAAAACAACAATTTGTCGCTGCGTATAGAGAAATACTGCGGTTGAGTACACAAATTTGAGCTCCTTCTAGTATTTAGTCTCTATATATTTAATTATTAATTCGGGTAAACTAGAGTAAATATTCTGTATGGTTCAAAAAGATTTTTTTACTAAATTAACCGAGCATCACCCTTTTATTACAGTGTGCTCCTATGCCGACCAAGACTATGTTGGTATAGTGCAAAACCGTGATGATACTGTAACCACTATATATGATTATGGTGCAATACTTGATTTAGAAGCCAAAAACATTTTTTTAAAATTAGGCGAGACATGGTGGTGGGAGAGTAATAGATTAATACCTATTAATTTATTTTTAAAAGAAGAATGGTCTATGTTTAGACCTTTTTTAAGAACCTTTACAAATAAAAATTTAATTATAATTCATGGTCCTGTATGTAGTTTAGCTGAACTACATAAACGTAGATCCAAAAAACGTAGTATTACACTAGTAAAAAGATTACCCTAATAAATTCATATGCACTGCTACGAGCCATGAATAGGAAATGGCATGCGCCTTCTTAAAATGATATCCATCATCTCCCTTATCCCATACAGTTTTTGCGATTTCATTCCAAGTTCTACCAATCAAATGTTTTTTAGCAGGTCTAATAACAGCTAAAAACATAGCTAACCTAGGTATACTATTAATAGGTTCAGGCATCTTTTGTATTGAATTATAATGATTATTCAAATGAATTAACTGTTCTACAAAAGCTTTATTTTTTAAATTAGACCAATCAGGTTCTCTCATCAATTCAATTAAATGTTCTTCACTTTTTACTTTATTGTAAACATGAACATTAAGAAAATCTAATTTTAAATAACCTCTATTTTCTGCATCTGCATAATCAATAGCAGCCATGTGATTCATTGGATCATATGGAATATCTGTTACATAAATTCCTGTAGCATGTTTTCTTATAGGATTAACTTTACGCATAGCTGCAGGAGTATGCTTAATATACCGAAGAATAGAGTCTCTATCTCCAAAGTCAATATCTACATCTGATTTAAATTTCATTATCCTAAATCCTCATGTTGGTTACTAGGATATTTACTACTGGCCATTCTAATCAGCAACAAGCTAATAGCAAGTATAAGAGTTGCCCCTGCCAATGTCAATATATTTGTCATAGATTCATCCCCAATTGCCACCAAATCTACCATGTGCCGGGTTAGTGCTGTAATAGCAATATAAATTAGAAAACGCACTGGCATATGGTTGGTTTTGAAATATATGCCAACCATAGCCCCAATTTCTAAATAGATAAACAGTAGTAATAGGTCATCAATACTAGCACGAGTTTGGCTAAACATTTCTATAAAATCTGATCCAGCTGCCCATATTGTAGCAGCTCCTATGCCAAATAGTGCGATTCTATGGAATACACCAACTAAAGTGTTTCCAATGTTGTCTATGTTTTGTAATTGTTTATTCATGCCCACCTCAATGTAAACCAAATAATATCATACTCATTTTCAAAATACCATTTATAAGAACTAAATTGTTCTCGACCAGCCCAAAAGCAACACCATATACCATCTCGATTATCTACAACACCCCAGCGTCGGCCAAATTGTTCAGTACACCATTGAGTTGCCTGCCAGTGATTTTCTTTTCCAGTAATCACTGTATGCCAATCATCTGTTGATTTTTTTCGGCGCGATTTATTCTCTATCCCCATCTCAACATAAACCAATTGGTATGGCTAGGTTCACGAAATGTCATTACCATGCCTTCTCTAGGATGATAACCAAATGTTTGCCAACACCATTCATCCATAGCTTCAGTAGTGTCTCCATCAAAAAATTCATAATCTCTTATGATGACTACTAGACTATCAGCTTGATTAGCCTTTAGTAATTTCATCCCCACCTTAACATGAAAAGCAAATAATCACGTTCATACCTAAATTTAAAACACATGTCTGTATGAGTCAATATCCATCTAGAATGACGTTCACACTTATCAATTTTTTCATGCAACCATTCAATTATATTAGAAAAATGATCAAATCTATCTACTCTTTCTGAATTGATGCAACATTCGTACCATCCTACTTTGGTCAATTCCCAAGTAACCCCTTCATAATAATTGTATGCTATCCCCATATCAACATGAACCAACTAGCTAGTTTATCATCTTTGAAATTAAATTCACACTTTTTTGGGATTTCACCCAGCATAGGATCCCAAGTACCGGGAAAGTATCTAAATTCATAATGTTCATTAGCAATTAACCCATGTGTTTTTAATTCATGTATAATACTACTGATTTCACTACTACTTTTATTTTCTATTATTACAGCCGTCATTAAAATTTTAATAAAAATATCAGATATTTTTTTTCATCAACTATTTCATATCCATCTGTAATATTACCACTTACTAAATTCATTCGTATACCATACCTATTTAATAAGTAATCTTCAAACTCATATGCATCAAATCCACTTTTTGATTCCATATATTCTTTACGTATGGTTTTTAATGCTTCCCAATACTTCCAACGATTAGCCCTTTGTTGAATATTTGGATCATTATCATCATAATCTTGAAAAGGTCTAATGGTAGTCATAACCATCTTAATGAGAAATGTATGGCATCCTTTTCATCTGAAAATAAAAAATCCATATAATCTTCGGTCAGGGTTGTTACATATTTAGAGCCCGGTGTACCATAATTTTTAAGAGCCCAAATACAAATCTCATCCCAAGCTGTTAATGTCATACCCTTACGCCACGGAATTCTTACCTTATGTTTATCTGACATTAATAACCTGCTAATGTTAGTAATGATTTAACTTCATCAACCTTTTCAGGTTCTCGTTTAAATTTAATTGCCCATAGTTCAGGATTCAAATAGTCAATGATCATTTTAATTTGCGATTCATCTAGTTTGTCTAAGAACTCTTTTCCACTAGCACTATGATAAAGAATCCAAGGACTCAATTTACCTGTAGTAATTGCATAGCAAATTTTATTTGAATTACCATATCTTAGATAATCTTTGCTAAGAATTCTTTCAACTTCTGCCAGGTTGATAGTAGTTTCAATACTTCTGGCTATAGCATCCATAGGATCTTCTATACGCAAATACTCAATAAGAAATTTAGTATAGTTAGAATCTTGACACCATGAATCAATTTTAATTTGGTTTTTCAACAACCAATCAATATACCTACTAACATTTAATACATTTACATCTATACAATATGATCCAAATTTTACAAACGCAATATAATATGCACTACGAATAAATTCTTCATATGTTTTTTGTTTTTTACTGGTAGAATTCTTCTTATAAAATTCTACCCAAGACTGAAAACCTAATCTATTGCCTTGCTTATCTTTATCCATCCAACGATGTTTATACTCACATATATGTTTGAGCACCGTGGATTCTCTAATAAACGATCTCTTACAAAACTCACATGAATAAGGAGATTTAGTTTCCTGAGTCTCTTTCATAGTTGTTAATATCATCATCGGTAATCAATGTATTTAAAACTTCAATATCTTGTAGCTTTAGATTAGGGAATAATTTAGCTAAATGCATCTTACGATTTTGTGATTCAACAAATGCACTAGTGATTTCTTGTAATTCATCCTTGTTAGCTTTAGGATAAATTTTAGTAAAATATTCTTTAGTATCTTTTGCTTTAGCAGGTTCTTTTAGTTTACTTACTCTATCTTTAATATGAGGAATCCATTGATGAAACTGTTTTCCTAGTCCTGGACTACTAGCACACAACATTAGCCATTGTAATTTAGGATGTTTAGAAATAGATTCATTAAGGAAATATTTATTAGCATGATAGTCTATACTTTGTAAGTAATACCTTTGCAAATCACTTGAACCTTTGATAGCACTCATCCAGTGTAGCATCATAAAAGGTACAAACTTCTTTTGCTGTTCTGTAGTTAACCTATCATAATACCCATAGTCTTTTTTATCCAAAGCAGTAAGGGCTTCAAACAAGTCAAAATCTTGTTTGTCAAATTTTTCGTCACTAGCTACTTTTTCTTTTGCCATTAAAACGCCTGATTGTAATCAACCAATTCACAATTACGACTTACTTCTTTTACAAAATAAGCACACTGGGGTTTAGGGCCGGGCTCTAATGGAACACACAAAAATTGACCATTCTTTAATCTAGGTGCATACCAAGTTACATCATGGTAGATATCCACTATCTCGATTGGTAAAAAGCTAGGACTAAATGATGAAAGTGGATTAAACTCAAATGCACTAAAACCTCTATCGTTAATACTAGTCAGTGGTAGTGTTTCTAAATCACCATGTTCTTTTTCACCGATCAATATTTGCCAATCTACTGGCATTTTAATTTTATGTTCGCCAACTTGTAGTACAAGCGCAGGACTATTAAAGCTTTCTAAAAAGATTAGTGGGATATAATGATAGTCTACGTTGCTAGGATTACTGTTGTCTAGTATAGCAAACCTAAGATCGTCAATTTCATCAGGAAGATTTTCTAGATTGTATTTGGTATTGTCTAAGAGAAGTATGTTCATTTTAATAGTATATCATTTATAATTTAATTTTTCAACATCAAAAGGATAGTTTGCTTCGTTATAAAAAGCTTTTCGTTGGGTCAAATGACGTTTGGCAAATTTACATGAAGAGGTAATATCCCAAATCATTACGTGATCCTTGTCCTCTGCCTTTCTAATGCCTCGCCCGATACTTTGTATAACACGGACAAAGCTTTTTCCGGGCTCAATAAGAACCAAATTAAAAATGCGGGGGATATTAATACCCACAGCGGCCACACCGTAAGTCGCCACAATAACCTTTCCATTGCTAGTCGCCACACTATCATACTCATCCTTTCTCTCTGTAAGTTTTGTTTCGCCACTTATAAAAACACTGTCGGGGATTCTACTTACGATTTCATTTCCTGCGTTAACCCTATCTACTAAAATTAATGTATTACCTGAATCTTTAATCTTATCTATCAAGTCTGCAATTTTATCTAATCTATTTTTGTCTTCAAGTAGATGTTTTAATTCACTTTGATAATTTGAAAATTCAACCTTATCTTGCAATTGAACAATGTTAACATGACACCTAGCAAGAACTCCCTGATCTTGTAATTCGCTAGCTGAGAGTTTATTTATTACGGGACCTAAACTAACAAACAAAGCCTGTGCTTCAAATTTAGCTTTAGGTATAGTTCCAGTCAATCCCCAACGAATTGGGATATGTGACATTACTCCAGTTAATAATGTTTTAAGAGCATCGGCTTTTGCTTGATGTACTTCATCAACCATTACACATACCACACCATCTAAAAATTCACCAATTGGAACTTCAGCCTCGTCTGCTTTTGTTTTTTTAAGCATATTGTTAAGGCTTTGCCAAGTACATATAGTATGAGTTCTTCCTATTTCTTTTCTATCTCCAAAATAAACACCAACATCTAGTTCAAGGTTTTTATAATCTGCTTCAGTTTGTGTAACTAGACTTTTATTTGGAACGATTACAATACTACGACCGTATTTTTCAATACTGTAACTTAGTGCGGCAGTCATGATAGTCTTACCTGCACCAGTTGCAATTTCTTGTAGACTTTGCGGATTAGTTAAAAAGTCATTAATAATTTGTATCTGATAATCTCTAAGTACAATTGGCTCACCTACTTTAGGATGACCTTTGGGCCAAACTTTATGAGAAAAGGTAGATTCAGACACTTGGTTGAATTCAAAGTTTGTACGATATTCTCTAATATCTTCCAACTCAATGTCGTATCCAGCACGATCCAATATAGGAATAATTTCAGGCAATAGATTGATGAATGTACTACCACCTAAACTAAAATAGCTGACTTTTCCATTCCATCTACCTAAACGGACACTTGGTAAATATCTTGCACCAGGTATCTCGTATTCAAACATTTTTACAAGGGCTTTACGTTCACTAAGTTCTAGACCGACAAATTTACAATTAACTTCGTCTTTTATTTCTAGTTTAACTTGCTTCATTTAACATCAACCGGTAAAGAATTGGTAATTTTAATTACCTTTTTAATATTTAAACTATGGGGGAACGGATATTGGTTAGACAAAAATCTAATCATAACCGGCCGTTTAACTTGTTTGTATTCCAAATCTAAATTCAATTCATCATGCATTATAGTAACATGTAATCCTTGTTTTATACACTCATTGTATAAAAATGTACCAACGGTAGTATAAGGTCTGCTTGCAAATATAACACAATCGCACTCGATTTCCTTTAACCAATACGTTATACACTCTGTATTATTATAATCAAATTGAGCATAATAATTAGATGCAAAGATTAATTTATTATCGGACCCAATTAATTGTTGATCAATTGCAATTCCGTATTCTGCCAGTAGCGAAAGTGTTTTTATATTACTATTTAACGGAATATCTTTTATTGCATCATCTAAATGTTGATTACTAGCCGCAATATAGTGAAAACCATTCCTACAAACTAATGTAGGTTGCCAATATTTAATCGAGGTGTATTCATTAATACAATCAATAACACTGGTTGCATTTGAACAATATTCTATAGTAGAAAAATGATTAGATACGGTATTGATTAGTTTTTTTAACGTATCGGTTGAAAATATTGTTTCATATCTAACAGCATCAGAATTCCAATATAAACCAAAGATTTCCTGACTTCGCAAGTCCTTAATAAATGTTTTTGAAAATGGTAAGCTCATTAAAATCTTATCATTGTCAATTATTATCTTAACGGTGCCTGTTATCATCGATAGATTATACACTCATCCAAAAAATTATTCAAGTTAAAAGGCAAAAAAAGGGGGATTTAAATCCCCCTAAAAACCACTTCAGAGAGAGAAAATTATCAACCGCGTTTCATCACAGTGCTTTCCGCAAGTACACGCCAGTTTGAAGATGACACTTTAGTCAGATCCGCAATCTTTAGTGCCATGCGTAGCGACAATTCACGGAGTTTAGACTTATTTGATTCCATGAAGTTTAGGATTTGATCGCCCTCGTCACCTTCAAAATCATAGTCTTTAAACAATCCACCGTCACAATCACGATGAACCTGTTTGATCCGAAGAATCTTATCACGCTCCGTATCAATCGTTAGGTCAAGAAAGTGACAACGACTTTGCAGAGCCTCGAGGTGATCTTGCAATTTCTTGGATTTGAGGTTCTCAAATTTCAAGTTAGTGATAAAAATTGCCGAACCTTTGAATTCAAATGACTCGGGGATACCCTCACGGCGAAGCATAGAGTTATCCGAGTTCCAGCAAATGCGCCGACGTTTACCACTGTCAAGAGCAGCCTTGAGAATGTTCAGAGCCAAATCATCTTGGAAGACCGAATCGCAATCGTCAAATACTAGGACGTTCTTTGGATCAGAGTACTTGTACAGTGTGCAGTACAGTCCAATTGGAGTCATTGCACCTTTGACAATTTCAAAGCGTACACGTTTGCCTGCAATTTTGTCAAACATTGCAGCCTTTTCCAATTGGGTCTCAACACCAAATGACTTACCAACTCCTGGAGGACCTGACACAATCATTGCACGGATATCGCCGTTGATACATGCCTTGGACATGTCATCAAGAATTTGAAAACGGGTAGCGATCCGATCCATTGCTTCTTGCTCGGTCTCGACCGCGGGGGTTTTCAGTGCTTTAAATTCCACAGCTTGCGCCATTACAGGTTCTCCATCAAGATATTCTACATTCATAACATTATTTACTTTAACCTTAACCACGCTAATAGCGATTGGAAATTGCCCATCGTTCTTAACAGTGATGTAAGCACCTTTCTTGCCCTGATGAAAATCCTTGACAAGGGTGAATTTAGTATTGATCACGGGAAGATTACGGTACTCGCCGTATTTGACTAGAACTTGTGCCACTTGTTACTCCGTTTTCTCAGTGTATGTGTATATTATACAGCCAAAACCATTTATTGTCAAATCAGGGTATCGTCGTACCAGCCGTTACCGGTGCTAGCATCGAAGCCTGCAGCCTGAACCAGTTCGCCACCGACGCCAATGTAACCTTCCCAGTTACCAGTAGTGTCATCCAAGATTTCCATAGAAAAAGTGTCGGCTTCAAATCGGCTAAAAAAATCTACCGAGTTGCTATACAGTGTTTGTGTTACCATTACTTACTCCGTTTTCTCAGTGTATGTATATATTATACACCCAAACCCATTTATTGTCAACCTGCGATAGCTGAATCGTAGTCTTGGAACTGCTCCTCACTGTCAGGTGACAGATCAGGGGGATCCAAATCCATACGGACCTGATCTACCCAATTCAGAGGAACACCAAGCCGACTTGCGATCACCGTTGGGAACAATCCTTCTTCAAGGAGTTCTTGGATTTCTGTATAAAGATTGCTCATTGCGCTCATTTGTAACTCCGTTTTCTCAGCGTATAAGTCTATTATACGCCCGTGTCTATTTATTGTCAAATGCAGAAATTTACTTAAGCTTACGGATACGATCCACCACCTCATCTGCCAAATCGGTGTTAGTGACCAAATCCATGATTGCCAATTCCTTGAGAGTCAAATTGGTAATCAGTGGCCTAAGAATTTCTAAGGCATAAACCAAATCATCATTATCTGCGGCGTCTAACCATGCCTGTAGTCCTTGAGGATCTAGTTCAATCAAAAAATCTAGGTTAGCAAAATCATCTTCGGAAAGGTTATCGTCGTACATGTTAGGTCCTTTTTTCAGTTAAGTTAGTAAGTATACACGGCTTCAGAATTCCTGTCAATGCACTGTGTTTTCTACACGACAGGTTAGTACCCAGTCTTCGAATTTAGTGTGTTTAGTCACAAACACACCTTGTGCCACTGCCTTGTTCACAAAATGCTGTAGAAGTTTGTTATATAATTCATCACTAATTGTTTCACGATCCAATTCAATATTCATAATTATTCCTTAAAGGTTTAATATTGTTTTTATACGGTATTATCCTTACCAACCCACTGATGTGCTACTTCTTCAAAGTCAAAAATCTGTCCCTGTTGTCTATAACGATCTTCACAAGGTCCGCAGACAGTTTGATATACAATAGCCCGTTCACCATAACGATCTGTACCTTTGGTCATAATATGATAAGCGTGATCAAAGTCGTTTACCTCGTGCCCACAACTTAGTACAATTTTACTCATTGTTTTTCCTTGGTATCTTTTTGTTGTCCAGTATGGCACTCCAAATCATTTTATATAGACCCTGATCATAATTTACCTACCATATTCATAATGTAGCACAATGATTATAATAATCCAACCCCAAATAGCAATTATACGATCAAATTGATTACTATTCATTACCTTTCCATTAAGTCATTAACAAAATTTAATAATAATTCATGGTGCCGAAATTCGTGCCAATATTGTTTTAAATAGGGTTGGCGATACCATGATAATGATGATTCAGGATGACAACCAATCAAGCCAATTCTATTTTGCATAATAGCCATTGGATCACCGTTGGCGTAAGTAGCAATAGTTTTCTGTTTATGTGGTTTACATATAAAGGCACACCCATCGTAGAAATACATATTTTCTTTATGATCATTCCAATTCACTTCGGCTACGGTAGCATAACTACGTTTGATTTCGGTATCGCGGCGTTTGATATATTGTACAACCTTGATTCCATCCAATATATCAAAGTAATAATGCCCTGCCCAATAAGCTCCCATGCAAATACCAAGATATCTGCCACCTTTGGCTAGGTATTCTTTTACTATATCTACTTTATCTTCAAGTAATTCTTCAAAAGAACCACTATTACCAATTCCACCTGGAAAGGCAATAATATCAGCTTTTTTTAAAATTTTTGTAGTAAGGTCGTGTTTGGTAAAGATACGAATGTCATACTGTTCAGATAGTGCCTCATATATACCAGCGCAACAGATGACCGAACATTCTGGATCATTAAGGAATAATGCTATTCTAGGCTTCATTAATAAGCCTAATTATTTACGGCCTTAGGTGTATCAAATGGACTATAGGTCAACGGAGCTGAAGTTACATTAATTGGTTCAAATTCTTTACCCACATAATAATCAATCAAGCGTCGTTGGATCATAGTGATAAGATCACCGTGTTCATCTGGAATGATGAATCGCACAGGACACTTTCCCCAAGTGCCTAATTTTCGAAACTCTGCGAACCAAGCTCGGTGTTGCAAATCTGTTGCGTCAAACGCTACCCACGGTCGGCCAATAAACGCTAATCTACTCATTATATTTCCTTTTAAATCAAATCAATTTGAATTTGCTTACCACGGATTGTAGTACCAAGCCCTACAATGGCTTTTGTAGATTGGCGCTCAGAAGCCAACATCTCAAGGGCTTCATAACACAATGATCGGGCATTGGTCGTAGCAAACATTTCGGACATTTGCTTGACCGTCATGTACATACCAATGTCATTTTCAGAGCCATCGCCCTTGAAAATCACACGGAATTTTTGAGAGTTTTTCAGACCGTTGATGATAGTTGGTGTACGCATTTTGAACTCCGTTGTTTAACTGTCTAAGATTCTATTATACAGGGAACCTGATTTATTGTCAACCTTTGGTAATGTTGTTTTTACGCAACAACTTCCACTTTATCCATACAAATTGCCTGCAACATACAATAAGCATCGTAGTACTCGGTATCCGTCAAATCAATGGACCGTTGTCTAGGTGTTCCAAACCCAACTTCCAGTTGATAGTGGTAGTCGGCCATTCTCCAAAGAATGGCTGAGTCACCGTTTTCAATGTAACCTTTAGCAATAAACTGTGTCATTTTGTGACCTTTTGTTGATTCAATACAAGTATTATAGATCCAAATCCATTTATTGTCAAGCGACAAAATCGTAGGCAAATTCCTCACCACATTTGCTGATGCGGACTTTGTTGACTCCGCCAAAATTGTCACAAAGTGTGTGAAAAATACAACGGGCTTTCTCTTCGGCACAGGTTACGAACAATGTGCCATAGCTAAAATCTACCAATTCTTTTGAGCCTAGTATTGGTTTAATAGTATTAATGACTGTAGCTTCAAATTCCATTTGCTTCTCCGTTTTCTTAGCGTATAATTTCATTATACATCCTTGCCCATTTATTGTCAACTTTCCAAGATGTAGTAAAATTACAACACTTCCCAACCAAATATATGAAAATAATTTAAATCATCTAAACGTTTTACTTTAATGTAACCCAATATTTCTAATTTACTAGAATTAAAAGTTTTATCCCATAAGTGTTGTAAAGTATTATTATGTTCAATTTCTATTTTATAGGCTTGATTATGATTATCTTTCAACCAATATTCAATACACTTTACTCTTTTAGTTTTACGAGATAGTGATTTAATCGGAGTTAAAATGAAACTTCGCTTACTAGGATTATTGGTAGCAAGATTAAACCTTTCGGTATCTGTAGTAAACTCTCTTTTTATTTCATCTAATTTAATATCATAATCATAAAAATAAGGCAATTTAGTTACTAATGGAATAGTATTTTCTACAAATTTATTACCTTCACCATTAATATAAGTTTTTAAATCTTCTCTAAATGCTGTTAATTTAATTCCTTTAAGCGCCCACATTATTATTTGTTGGCTATAATATTTTCTAATAGAGTTAGCGATTTCTCGGTCATTATCGTTTAAATTTTCAAAAACAACTGAATCCAGAATATTTCTAAATGCAAATGATTTTGCAAGTGCTGAAATCTTTTCACTCAATAATCTTTTATGGGCTACACTTAACACCAACAAATCTTCAGCAGCCTCAATAATTTGATAAGTTTTAATGTACTTGCCATCATGATAACCAGTTGTTGATTTTATAATGTCATTCAAATTAATAGAGGATATACTGGGATAATTAACAGCATTAGCAAGATTATAACTTGCAGTCATATTGCTAATTTGAGCAGTAGTTAGGGGTGTTATTTGTTGTATTTGTTGATTCCACATTGTATTTTGGGTTGAATACCCTTTATTAATATTATTTGACATATTTTATCCTATTTGAATATCTTCCATGCCGGCTGTTTAATGATTGTTAAGAATAGCACATAACAATCAAATATACAAGTTAAACGGGATAAATAAAAGTGTAGTTCGCGGAATGGGGATTCCCAACTACTCTAACGCTATTGAGGAGCATCAGCATGTGTATTTATTGCGGTACTAACAAACACCGTAGGATTTATGAAAATCATTACGGTAAAATTCCAAAAGAACCAAACGGAAGAAGTTATGAAATTCATCATGTAGATGGGAATCATAATAATAATGATCCAATTAATTTAATAGCGGTCACTTTACAAGAACATTACGATATACATCTTTTTCAAAAAGATTACGCTGCCTGTGTATTAATTGGTAGAAAACTTGGTGTAGATCCTGAAACACTTACGAGGTTGAATAGACAACAAAATAAGCTGAGAGTTCTTAATGGGACGCATCATTTATTGGGTGGAGAAATTCAAAAAAGGTCCAGCCAGGCGAGAGCACAAAAAGGTATTTTAGGTTTTCAAAATAAAGAAAACTTAACTAAGGCTAACAAAGAACGAGACAAAATAATCCAACAAAAAATTAAAGAAGGTTCATGGATTTTACAAAACAAAGAATTTCATAAAAAACATGTTCTAGAACAAATAGAAAGAGGTTTACACTGTTCTCAGAAAAAAATTACCTGTATCCATTGTAATAACGTTATGGATAGTGCTAACTATAACAGATCGCACGGCGAAAATTGTAAAATATTCACAGGGCTTATTAAAAAGACAAAGAAACATCCGCCAAGATTAAAAAAGACCTGTGAGAAATGTGGTAAAACTTTGGATTCATCAAATTTCGGCAGGCATGGTCACGGACCAAATTGCGTTAGATAGTAAAATCTTCCATCCCCGCTGTTTTTAATCTAACTAGATGACCTAACATAAAGTTCTTGCTCTCCAATGCCTTCATGATTCCTAAATATCTATTTCTAATCAAGGCTACTTCATTAATTATTGTTTCAAAATCAATAACTTCATCTTCACCATCAACATATTTTTCAGCATCACGGCTTGTTAAAGCCCGATTATATGCCTCCAAATATTTTTGAAAATGTTTTCTACGAATCTTTCTTAATTGAATATTGAGATAATTTAATATTGCCTCAATTTCTTGTAAGTTAGAAAAATGTTTTTCAGTGATACCGGGTAAGCCGGCAATGTTTTTTTCAACATTGCCGTATATTGTTACCTCTTTTTTAGAAGTAACTAGTTCTAATTCGTAGTACGTTATGAAATCAGGTATGACGGATAAGTCTTGTGAGATTCGTGTGTACCAATTTGCCATTTAATCCCAATCGTCTGTATCTGCGTCTTCTACGTCATCAAAATCAAAATCATCATCACCATATTGATCGACCCAACCTTTGATTGCATGGGTCATTTCAGTATCACCCTGAAAGTGTTCTAAAATTTCATTTGGTTGAAAATCATTGTCAATTAAAAAATCAACAAGAGTTTCTGCCGCATACTTGCGTTCATTTAAATCAATGTGTGTACTCAATGCATCCCAAACGGATGAAATAATATCTAGACTCATTCTGCATTTTCCTCCTCAGGTAATACATTACTTATCTTACGAGTTGTTTTTTGGCTATATTCGGTCATTACTTTATCTAGGCAACCATCAGCATTTGCTTCCCATGCTTTACGAAACTTCTTAATGATTTCTCCATCAAGGGTAGTGTAAACAAGACTGTTACCTTCTTTCTTAACAAGTTCAGCCTTTTCAATCATATCAAGTAGACCTGAATAGGGGCTCATTCCCGTTTCATAAGGGATTTTAACTTGAACACTTTCAAAAGGTTTGGCATAACGAGTTTTCATAATCTTACATGCCGACCGAATACCACGTACCTCACTAATCTTATTACCATCCTCGTCTTCTTTGAGTTTGAGTTTTTTCATAGCAACAACAATGCTTGACGCATACACAAAGCCTTGACCACCTGAAATTTTATCATCTGGGTCAAACATGTCCTGACTAGCATATGTATGATTAGTAGCAACTAATCCTACATTATGACTACCAAACATGTTAACACAATTACGCACAAGTGCTGTTAATGCTTTGGGCTTACGACCCATATCACCTTTCATGTCACCTGCTTCAAATTGATTAACGTCAGTGGGAGTTAGCAACATACCCAAGCTATCAAGTACAAACAAAACCTTTGGTTTATCAGTTTCAGGTAGTACTTTATATGTCTTCATAAATTCTGATATAGTTTTACCCACATCATCAATCATAGCCATATTTAACTTCAACAGCTTATCTTCTTCTGTAGATACACCCAAAGCATGTAGCCATTTTTCATCAAGGGCATTTTCTGTATCAATCAATACTACGAAAATACCCTGTTGTTGTGCATGGCGTACTAGGTTTCCTGAACAAATGAATGATTTTCCTGCTCCTGATTCTCCGGCAAAGACAGTAACCTTACCAAGAGGTACGCCTTTATTAAAATCACCGGATATAAGATAATTGAGGGCGAAATTACCTGTAGATATCCAATCAGTGGGATCATTGAACCCGATACTAAGTCCCTCAATAGATTTAGTAATGTCACGGCGAAATTTACTTATATCAAATGGTTTGGTCATTTTAACTGTCCAAATCCATTGTATTCCATTCTTTAACTACGTTAAGAACTTCCTCTTCTGAATTACATACAATCTTACAGTTCTTCCAATCGCTTTCATCATTACGACCGCCTACTTCAACCATCCAACCATTGTCATAACGATTGATAGTGATTGATTCATTTACTTTATCTAATTTGCTTAATTTTGACATAATAGTTTTCCTTATTATCTGTTTAATCCAACATTATACATACTAAATGGTTGATTATCAAGTATCTCGGGACATTGATCAGCCATTCGGTCAATTTCATAATCACTGGGAAAATGCCTAAGTGCTGTTCTAGCCTTATCCCGTACTAAACTAGGGACACGAGGAGTACGACCCGGATCACATAGTTCTTCTAATAGTTTTTTACCCTGCTTTAAGGCACGATATCTTTCGTCTGGTAATGTCATATTGTTCTCCTGTATAGGGAGGGTATATACCCTCCCTTCTCTACTTAAGCGGGCTTATTCTGACGGGCACGAATCATTGCTAGAATGTCTTGTGCCTTATCACCAGCTGGTGCTTTAGGAATTGAAATAGGCTCAGCCGAAGCAATAGGGTCATCTTCTTCCATAGCTTCTACGGGTTTATTATTAACCTTAACCTCAGTAGCAACTGCTTGACTACCATTACCTGTAGGTGCTTCTAGCCCATATGGACGATAGTATGATCCCCAACGATCATTGTCGTATGGTTGACCATCTACTGAAGCATCAAACATTTCTTTGATGATACGCAACTCGGCTTCATTTGGCTTTTTAGGCAAGAACTCAGTAAGATTGAAAAGACCATGTGCTTCAATAGCATCTTGTTCAGCCTGAGTTAGTGCGCTTTCTTTACGTGCCCAGTTAGAAGTTGAGTAGTCAGCATAGCCACCTTTACTAGCTTTCTTGATGTTAAAATCAAGACCGCGCATATAGTCAGTGGGCAATTCTTCCATTTCAGGATCCATCAAACTAGATTTGATGATGGTAAAGATTTGTGGGCTAATGACGAACCGACGAATAGGATTCGCGGGAACCTTGTCATCACCAATTGGGTTTTGACGTACAAAACCTTGGAACAAGTAACTACGTTTTTTCCAATACTTGTTAGCCATTTCTTTAAGAGTCTCATCCTTATACCATGGACGAATCTCTGCTAGAATAGGGCAACTGTCACCGTACATTTCTAGACATGGTACTTGAACTTCAACACGTTTAGAATCGGTACTACCTTTTACACCATTGAAGGCAAGTTTAATAATTTGACGTTCTACCCAAAAGAACGTATTTGAAGGATTCGCATCTGGTAGGAAACGAACGGTAGCGGTTGTACCTTCTTCCATATTCCAATGAGCGTAGATTGAGTTATCAGATTGAGCACCGGGGGTGCGTTGTGCTTTTGTGTCTTGCGCTGCAATACGAGCGCGGATTTCTGCGAGTGATGCCATGATATTTTTCCTTAAAATTGAGATGGTCTCTGTTTAATATTCGCCACTCACCATGAGTGACTAACGAATCGTAAGTATAAACTACTTACAGCGATCCGTCAAGTATATTTATCCCATATATGGGAAACCGCACTTTTTTGTGCGGTTTTTTAGAAGTTTATTTACCCAATAATCGTTTGATAGTATCTAAGTCTTCTTGACCTTCAAATGTTTTACCGATTGATCCCATAATACTATCATCTTCCCCTTCAGACATTACTTGGTCAATTATTTTCTTACCACCGTATAGTGCGGCTAATAGTATACCCAACGGTATCGCATATTTAGCGGCTGCCATTCCTAATTCACCAATAGTTTTGCCATCAAGTGCATTACCAAGAATACTAGTTAATGCGCTAGTGGCTTGTGTTGCATCTGTATAAACTTTATTCAAGCCTTGAGGAATTGATTTACCAATCTCATCAGCTATTGAGTATATGCCGGCACCTAAACCAACTTTACCTGCATTTTGGGCTGTTGACTGCGCTGCTGATTTACCAAGTTCTACAGCACCTTTACCAATTCCAGTTGCTGCTTTTCCGGCTACTTCAGCACCGGCTTTTCCTGCGGTAGATGCCATACGGCCTAATGCAGGACCAGCACGAGATAATAATGGTAATAATGCTCTTGCGCCAGCCGCTAATGCAGGTGCAAGAAAGGCAAACTCATTAAGTTGGTCTTCTTTGGTTAATTCACGTCCAGCGATTCCGCCGGCGGCACCACCTACTGCGCCTCCGACAATTCCACCAATTGGTCCGCCAATTGCGGTGCCCGCTAGATTGCCAGCGACTCCTCCAAGGGTGCCACCTGCAAATTCTCCTGCTAACCCTTCACCCAATAATCGTTTGATGGTATCTAAGTCTTCTTGACCTTCTCTAATACTTTCACTAGCGCCAACTAGTTTACCAACTGCGCCCTTAGGTCCTACCTTTTCGGTTGGGCCTAATTGTCCTACACGCTTTTGGTTAGCATCTAAATCTTCCGCCATACCTTGCTTGCCGTACATATCAACCATTTGCCTAATATAGAAATCATAAAATTGTGGACGTTCATTATACTCCATTTCACCAAGGACAGTTTTTAATGCTGCTATAGCATCAGCAGTTGTTCCCCCACGCATTATTTTTAACGCTCTAGTAACAAGACGATCAACTCTTTGTGAACTTTCTGCCATATCTTCTTCATCTAGTTTGTCATACTTAGCACGAATAGCTGCCATTTTTTCCTTACCAACATGTTCACGACCTGCTTTGCGTAGTGCATCCATACCTTCTTTGCCATATTTCTTATTACCAAGATATGCCTGTAACCCGCTTTCTTCTAAATCTTCTTCTTTGACTAAACTACCTTTGGTAACTCTTTCAATGTCTCGCTTGATTTGTGCTTTTTGTTCCAAAGTCTGTGCTTGGTCATATTTCACAGCCATTTTTTGTAGTATGGCTTCATCTTCACTACTAATATATGCTCCCAATGCACCTACGATTCCTAAACCAGCTAAGAACTTTCTTATAGCTCCCTTGCCTTCATCAAGCTCAGATTCAGGAATTCCCATTGGATTGGACGAAGTTTCACCTTCTTTTAATCCTAAATTCTTAGCTGCAAGATATGCTTTAAGTTTTTCTTTTTCTTGGGAGGTCAGTGGTTTACCTGCTTTTAATTTGCTTTGTAATAATTGAATATATCCAATATTATCATTTTCTGCGTATTCATTTATTATGCTATCAGCCCACTCTTCTAATTGATTGATTTCTTTCATTTCACTTACCTTTTTATATAATTTAGAAAGAATTGGCATTACTGACTCAATTCTAGGATCAATTGTTTCTTGAACAAATAGTTCGTTAAGATTCGTTTCCTCGGTGATTTCTTCACTTAATATAGGTTGCCATGCTTCAAAATATGCGTTATATCCACGGCGACCTATCATTCTGCTTAGTGTTTCTCTTAACGATTGATAATGATTAATACCCTCTTGTATCAACATATTAGTTGATTCATTAAATTGTTTATTTTTAGTGGCTCTAACAAAGCCAGCCATTTTTGTATATTCTTCTACTAGTGAAGTAATATGACGACCTCTATCGTCATAAGGTGACCCACCTTCAGCAATATGTCTAGCATATACTTTGGCTATACCAGGCTTATTGCTTGGCACAGCAAATCTTTCACCCATTGTGTTTTCTACAAATATTTTATCTATATTACGATACCTTTGCTCACCTTCACCAATTTGGCGAGTATGTTGAATAATTATCTTAACATTGGGCACGGCATCGCTATAGCTACCTCTTTTACCCATTGGATAATAACTTTCACCTAAGTTTTCTTTTTCTTTATTATATGTTCTTTGAGCCATATCTTTAGCTAAGTGATTTTTATTTTTCAATTCAAAATCTAATTGCTTACGTTGTGACCACTGCTTAAGCATATTTCTAAAACCTGACCAACTGTCAGTAAATTCGGTTCCCGAAGTATTAGTATCGGGACTATCTTCTACTTCATCACCATAATATAGAACTAGATTTCTACTATTATCAATGGTGACATATACCTTACCATATGATTCACCATCTTTTTCAAAAGTAAATCTGAAAATATCGGCTTCTTCAGGTGCGGTAGTTTTTTCTTCGGAATCTAATGGAGTTACATCATCGTATCTTACGGTTAGTAAATCATAAAGGCTACGGTTAATAGTATCAGTTTGTATAGGCATAGTAATAATATTTATCTGAATTATTAATTTAATACCGCAAAAAATGGGAGCGGTGCTATAAACTCGTCATGGTCTCTCATATGTGATTCCAATTCATAATGATAGTCACCTAGTTGCTGTAACATACGAACAACTAATAGTGTACTCATTACTAAATCATCGGTGTCGCCTATTTTAGCCGCATAACTACCACCACTGGCTATAAAGGTTTTTAACTCTGATACTAAACTTCTACTATTGATTTGTAATTTTTTACTTTCCAATAGAGTTTTAAATTTAGCACAGGCAGCTAATTTTACTTTATGTGAAGTATTAAATCCTTTACGTTTTTTACCAGGCTCACTTAAAAATATACCACTGATATTTGATTCACCATATTCGTTGATTGATACTAATGCCGCTTCTCCTATGCTATTATTTTCTATTGAATAATAAAGGTTGTTAGGTTCATTAGTGCATTCTATGATATATTTGTTAATCTGTGCCAATAACTTAACTTGATTAGGAATGTCAGTTTTATTGTGTTTCCACTCACCAATTTGTGTAGTAGTATTTGCTTCAAAGATTTGAATTGCTGCAGGATCTCCACCGGTGCCTAAGCTAGGATCTAAACCAACAACATATATGTTACCTTTCTCTGGTTTTTTATACCAACGAACTTGGCCCATTCTTTGTATAGGTTCTATTCCAGTTAACTCAATCAGTGTATTTGGATTAATAAGAGTTTCATCCGCGATAATAAATTCGCAACCGATTTCTCGGTTAAAGCGATCTTCTCCTAATTGGGCTTTCATCTCTTCTGCCCATTTATCATCACGCCCTGGTTGCTCGTGCCAGTATGCTCTATAGGCTTTAAAGCCATTGACTCCTAATTCAGTTTGATTACCATATGAATCTTCTGTTTTATTAGCACCTTTCCAAATAAGAGCAAATTGGTCTTCGTCACTGTTTGGAGTACTAGTGATAATTGCTTTACCACCAGTTGATAATGTAGGAGTAATAGAAGTCCAAAACTGTTCAGCAATAGTAGGTCTAACGAATGCAAACTCGTCCAAATACAATAATGTGATAGACATACCACGACCTGTATTTTCAGTAGTAGTTGCACTTACAATACGACTTCCATTCTCAAAGTCTAGTGAGCCTTTATTGTAAGTAGTAACACCTGCTTTAATATAGTCAGGACAATTTTCGTAGGCGTACCTTATCCTTTGCATGATCTCTTGTGCGCCAGTGTACTTATGTGCTGCTATAAGAATCGTAGAGTCAGGATTAAACATGGCATACCAAAGTAAATATCCTGCTGCACTGGTACTTTTACCACTTTGACGAGGCATCAAGCTAATACTAAACCGATAGTTATGATATGTATGAATTAACCGTTCTTGATAAGCCCATGGATGATAGACCATGCTGCCCTTGGTAGGGTGTTGTATATAAAAGAAGTTATCCATGAAATACAGATAACCTGTTTTAGGATCACAACACTTGATAAAATCGTCTAACTGTTTTTGTGTTGCGAACTTGGTTTTTACATACGGTGTTTTTACTAATGTAGAAGTTCCGCTCATACAATTATTTAGTAACGGCTACTATTTGGAAAAAGGATCTTCGCCAGTAAGATGTGGTTTTGCAAACATAACTTTGAACCAAGCTTGGTCACCTGGCTTGATATTATTCTCACGAATATATTGTGCTTTTTTGGCATTTAATTCATGGTCTACTGTTGCTGATTCACCAGTAATTTTACCTGCACCACTTAATCTTTTTAAATCGTCTAATGACATATCTTTCTCAGGGACGGTATCCCTGAGTTTAGAATAGCTACGCTGTATCTTTGCTTGTTGGAAAGGATCAAACATAATTAATTTAAATACCAAGTTGTACCCACATAAGTAGCAATTATTATTTGACCCTGTTGACTAGGTTGATTACCGACTACTGTAGCAGGACTTTGTGCGGCAATAGTAGTGCCAGGGTTGCCTGTGTGAACTGCATCGACGATTTGATATTGTCTACCATTAGATGCACCATTGGCTGCGTTGGGCAATGTAATGGTTTTATTTTTAGTTGTAGTGCCAATCCAATAATCACTATTAGTTGCTGTGTAATTCACTGCTGTTAAATGTGTTCCTACTGTCCAACCGTTAACATTGATTGCACCATTAGCATCACGCACTACAATTGTATTTGCTGTCTTGCATCAATCATGTCAGCTAAGCTACGTAATATCTCACTAGGTTTCATATTGTATTCCTTTATGTAATTTTACGGCTAGCCATAAAAATACTCTCATATAGAGAGTATTTATCGTTTTATTTAATGTCTAGCGGCCTAGCTTTAGTGGCAACTATACAATAAAACCTTTCTTTAACTGGAACAGGTTCACCGTCGGTATTGGGTATTTCTAAATTAAACTCTAATATATTAAAGGTGTTGACATTAAATCCAGTACGCTCAAGTAATGCTGATAGCTGAGCAGCACCAAAAATGCTATAATGATTCAAGTTATATTCGTGCTTTCTTTCACAATCAGGAGCAGGTACCTCAATATAAATCTTACTATTTTGTTTTAATACCCTATTGTATTCCATTAATGTAAATATTGGATATGGACTATGTTCTAGTGCATGTCTTAGAAATATAAAGTCTACACTTTCATCATAATAACCTTGTTCTTGTGGCAAGAATGACAAGTCATATTTTTTAACAGTATGGCCTTTATCTTCACACATTTTAACGTCATTGGGACTAAGGGTAACACCAATTAGATTGGTATAGCCCCTTTCTTTCATTTCATCTAAGAAATAACCCGGGCCACAACCCAAATCTAAAATTAAAGCATCTTTGGCTAAATTTAATGGGTCAACGTAAGATTTTACAACTTCACCAGTAAGTTGTTTATGGTATCCACTTTCGCCTTCATCATATATGTGACATTGGTAAAGGTAGTCGTTGTAAAACTTAAGTTTTACTAGGTCTAGGGTATTATTAATATCAATCATTGAAAACCTTGTAATTTGTACAAATTACTTATTCTCGGCTTTGATGATGAAATTATTTTCTTTTATAACCCTTGAATGGCTTATGAGGACTAACTTTGTGTGTATCGTCAGGCTCTCTTCTGAAATCATCTGTTGCCGATTGAACCGGAGTACCAATTGATTTATAAGCATGATGTAACATATCATGTTCTTCTTTAGTATAAGGAGCAGCCATATTACTTCTGCCAATCCAACTTTCTCCATCTGGCTGGTGACTAAATTCTTTTCCATTTGAACTAGCAACTGCCATCATAGCACGATTTAAATCATATGTTCTGTCAGCAGTACCGGCTACTCTATGAATCATACCAAGTGCGGATTTTACATCCGGATGCAATTTACCTTTTCTTTTACCATGAGATCCATCATCTGCTGTTGCTTCAATTATAAATTCTGTTGCTCTCATCTTGCATATCCCTTAAACGGTTTCAATGGACTAGGTTTATTATCAGTGGGCAATTCATATCCAGATGACATTGGTATTGCTTTCTTTCCACCAGGAATATTTTCATATCCCAATGCTTTATTTATAATAGATCCATCTTCATATTGTGGTGCTACTATAGCATTTTCACTAAAGGGACTTTCACCTGAAAACTTACCGTCATTTCTTTGTTGACTATCTCTGACCTTATCCCAATCTCCTGATTCACTTCTAGCTCTAGCAATAGCAACACCAAATCTATAGATTTGGTAAGGATCACCTGATGTTAGTTCAGGAATTATAAATAAATTGCGTTCGGCAATAAACTCTCTTGCTCTCACCTTTTATATCCCTTAAAAGGCTTCATGGGGCTAGTTTTAGTAACATCCGTAGTTTCTTCACTTTTAGGTGTTGATACTCTACGCTTTCCTTTCATACCCATAGATTTAAGTGCATCATCAATATATGGACCTACATCATGACCATATGATACTACAATCTCGCTTTCACCAAATGGTCCTTCTCTAGACATACTACTAACACCATCTTGTTTACGTTTTTCAGCTCCTTTTGCACCTGCAATCGCTACTGAAAATCTATATTGTAAATAAGGATCTTGATTTGGTAATTCAGGAATTACATAAGTAGCAGGAAGGGCCCCTGCTTGATCGGGCATTAGTTTTTCTTCTACGCTCTCAGTAATAAATTCATGGGCCCTCATGCTTGTTCAGTTGTTATAAACAAGTCATTTTCTGTAGACATATCGTATCCATCTACATAACCATCTAATTGAATGTTTAGACCAGGAACATCGACACCAATAAAAGTAACTTGAGAAGAAATAAAATGTAGTAATGTAGCATTTCCAATTGGATTAACTAAAACACGAACGTTAGAGGCAAACACGTCCATATCATAGTTAGTTATAGCATTACCATTAATTGTAGTACCGTATCCAGTGAACCTCACACTAGCATTATCATTTGTAATTTGTGCTGAAAGCGTAATATCTTGACTATCCGATGTTAAAGGGTTGCTTGATCTAATTTGAAGCATTGCCTGTGTAAAAGTTTCAACAGGTGCGGTATATATTACTTGGTTAGTAGAATTACCTAAAGAGTACGCAGTAGAGGTACTAAACGTAGTATTAAATAAATTGGTAAAATTATTGTTTATCTTCGCAAAAGCCGTGCGTAATGGATCACCCTGACCGTCATTAGGTGACGTACCTATATTAATGATTTCTTGTGTAGACATATTTTCATAACCTCATAATGTATTTATGAGTTATTTTTGATTTACACTTTCAAAGATTTTTTTCTGTTCGGTGTACCATTCTTGCCAACTCTCAACTTTGGTAGCACAATTATAATATCTCACATAGTTTTCTACTACAACTTTTAACATGTCTGTAATAGGTACTTTATCACCAGGCTCAATAGGTTTTAACGGTTCGCATTTTTCTGATAATGCACTAGGATATGGAGGAAATTTACGCTCTACTGGAACAGGCGTAGTAGCACAGGCAGATAACAATAATATTACTGGTATAAGAGTCCTCATTTCTTCTCTCCTGAGGATTGACTAGATAAGTTTACAATCTTATTATGTTGTTCAATAATTTCCTGTGGCACCGGGCAATTTTCTATGTACTTGATAATCTCTTCTTTTTTAACGATTTCCTTATCAATATATTTTATTATATCATCGCCCTTTTGTTTAATGATTTTAGTTTTGTTTATAATCTTTTCTTGTATTTCTACAGTTTTTTCTACAGCCTTAACTTCTGATACCGCAACTTTAGCTTCTACTTCTTTTACTTTTAATTGCCATAACCGTTCGTTTTCTAACCCACCTTCTAAATATAAGGCAAGGGTTAGAACTAATATACTTATAATTTGAATAGGAAGTTTATATTTCCCGATTAAAGGAATAAACCCTAATACAAAGCCTAATATTACACCAATAATACCAACAGATAATAAACCATGTATAGCGTAACTAGGTAAAACAGATAAGATCCACATACCCGTATTTATCTACGGGAATCAATTAATCAAACTTAAGTTTGAAAAATGTATATTTTTCTTTAGGCAATTTAGCTGTAATAGCATATGTATGACCAAAATGTACATGATCAACATACCTATGCCAAGTTGGTTGCTCTATAGCATTATCCATAATCCACTTGCCCTTTTCTGTCTGTTGAAATTCCCAAAGAGGCTGAGAAGCATAGATATCAGGATCATCAACATCACCTATACTGAATGTGTGTACTTTAGTTTCAATGTAATCTTTCATACAGCCATTTCCGCTTTGATTGGGCCATGACTGGTATACCCTTCTAAATGAATATCATTCATGGTCATTTCAAAAATATCTTTCTTTTCTACAGGTAACATCAATGTAGGTAAGGGCAATGGTTCTCGGGTCAATTGTTCCTTAACTTGATCAATGTGATTGGTATAGATATGTGTATCACCAGTACTGATAATTAATTCCCCAACTTTGTAACCACAATGATGAGCAATCAAATGAGTTAGTAGAGCATAACTAGCGATATTAAAGGGCAATCCTAGGAAAACATCCACTGATCTTTGGTACATATGACAACTTAATTCACGGTTCTTGTTCACATAGTATTGGCTCATAACATGACAAGGTGGCAATGCCATTTGATCTAATTCACCGACATTCAATGCACTAAGAATATGTCTACGACCATTAGGGTCTGTCTTTAATCCTTCTAATAAGTTTGCTAATTGGTCAACTGACCTTTCCATTACTGTTGAATCATAATGAGTTTTATCAGATTTACTATGTTGAACATAATGTTTGGAAGATTTAAGAGTATTATGTTTCCAATCTCGCCATTGTACACCATATACCCTGCCTAAATCACCTTCAAACTTAGCTTTAGGTTTCCAATAACTTGATAATGCATTTGGAGTCCATATGGTAACTGTACCATCTTTACTACCATGTGTAATTTCAGCTAATCTACGTTCATCACCACTACCTTCAATAAACCATAACAACTCACCTACACAGGCTTTCCATGCTAACTTTTTAGTAGTAACAGCAGGAAAACCCTTGCGTAAATCAAATCTTAATTGTCTACCAAAGACAGATACTGTACCTACACCTGTTCTATCGTCTTTTGTTTCGCCGTTCTCTAGTATATCTTTAAGCAAATCATGATAATTTTGCATTTTTATTTCCAATAATCAGGATGATCTCTGTCCCAAATTTCATATGTATGGTCACTACGAACCTCTTCATGTGAAATTCTAAACTCCCCCCGTAATTTTTTCAAGTCTATAAAAGTATCACAAGCATATTCGGCAAAGGTAGTGGTCAAGTGAATTTTAGTAATTCTTTCCCAACATGTTTGTATTAACTTTGCTCCTCCCATTATCCATGGCTCATAAAAATATTTCAAGTCATCTAAATGAGCAATTGTTTTAACATTGTTAGGTAGTATAATTGGTTTTGTAGTTACTACAACATTGTATCTGTTAGGTAAAGGTTTTACTGGAAGACTATCCCAAGTATTGCGACCCATAACTACAGTTTTATCCTGAGTTAATCTTTTGAATCTTGGCAAATCGCCCTCGATTTTACTCCAGGGCAATTTGTTCTTATAGCCTATTCCACCTTTAGGATCACAGGCAACAATGAGTCTCATAAATTACCTAATAATCTGTCCGTTTCAGGTTGGACAGTGTCCGCAATACTCTGTACATTAAGAATAAATTCTACGCTAGTAACTAAATCATCCAATTCAGTTAATCTTTTATTAACTAAATCTTCTACTTGCTCTGGTTCTAAACCTTGATTTAAAAATTTCTCAATATTCAGAGTTTGCTGTTTCTTTCCTATTAGTTTGATAACTACTTTTTTAATAAAGCCAATAGGAATTTTTTGTTTTTCAACATCCTCGAGGATGTGTTCCCATTTTTCAATGAATTCAGGTGACATTATGCAACCGCTTTAGCTCTTGATTTTTTTGCTTTTGGTGATGGGACCTCCACAACAACTGATGCTTCCCCAGTAGGTGCTACATTAGGATCAAGTGACCTTGCCTCTGCCTTTAACCGTTTTGCTTCAGACATAAGACCTTGTGCTTCACTTTCCATCTTAATTGCTTGATCTAACCGCTGTTTAGCCAATTGCTGATCGCCCATTACATCACCAGTTGGATATGCAGGTTGTGTTTGTGGACCACGCATCTTTCTAATAACTTCAGACTTGGTTTGCATTCCCATGCTCTTATCCATTTCAGCTAATCGCTTAACGGCTTCTTCACCTTGTTGCATCTCATCTAAAATCTTATTCAGTTCATCCAATCTAATTTGAGTATTAGGTTGAGGAGTCATTATAATTTGAGCAGTTTGAACTTTTTTCAACTGTCCTTCAAGGTGTAGTGTTTGTAAAATTGGTTTACCGTCTTTGGTATAGCTACGATGTAATGCATCAGCTAGATTTTGACTGTTCTGACCAATGTCACTTTCAATACATTTAATAATTGGATCATGAATATGCATATTCAACGTTTCTGTATATGTGACTAGGCACATATGTGATTCACCGGGCACTTCACGGAAGATTACTGCAACTTTGCGATCACCGTGTTTACCAACATGTCTTAAAAAACTCATATCATATTCTCCTTGATTATATCATTATTTAATTGATTTTTACTATATACTAAAAATTTATCAAGACCAAGCTAACTCATAAAGAATTGCTTCTTGTGGATCTTCAAAAGCAGGTACAAACTTTTTATTCCTTGTTATATAACCATTTTCAATTAATGAAAATCTACCTTTTAAATTTTTTAAAATCCAAAATTTAGATTCTTCAGTAATATGAGTGTTGGTCATAACGAAATGTGGAGGTTTAAAATTAACCTCCCGATCACTAAACCAAACAACAGGATCAATCTCTATCATCGGGTTAGAGAATCTAACATCTTGTATTTTTCATACGCATCAATCACCGCAGGTGAAGAATTAGTATTAGTTGGTACTACTTGGAGCCAAAGTTCTTGAAAAGCAAAGGCAATAGGCAAATAATCACTATCTGAGTAAAGCCTAGGTTGATGAATTCTACCTGAATTATAAAGCCTACTAGCTAAATCCAACACGGTCTCAAAATCAAATTTTGTTAAGTCGTACCGCTGAGGATTTCTAGCATAGTTATTACCTTCAGAGTAATACAATTTAACTACGTTGACCAACGAATCGTAAGTTTCGCAGTGAGTCCTAGTAATAATCGTCAAAACACGGTCCTCGGATACTTCGCCATCTAGGATGCTACGCAAGCAACCACCCAAGCTTGTACCAATATACATCATAGTGAATTTTCTTTTTTGATAAGGTTATAAACTACTAACAATCTATCCAATACATCATTCAACGATGGATTGGTTTTTGCTAATCCTCTAATATCTTTCCAAATCTCGACTTGCTCTTGTTCATTGATACGAGACCAAGCCTTTTCACTCATTGAAATTAACACCCTGTCAGTAGATCCTACTTTTCTAGCATATATAGTTTCCCCCTTATCGGGGGATTCATATATTAGATCATGCCCCGTCATATAGTGCAAACGTCCCAAATGGGGGATTAGGATCCTTGTCACCATGAATGATCCATGTGGTATCACAATAGTCAGGATCTCCCCAGCTACCACCAGGGTAGCCATCCGTGAACACAATCAAACGTTTGGGCACAATTGCATTTTCTTTAAGATAACTGAAGATGCAATCAAAATCAGTACCACCTCCACCAACTGGTTCATATGAATCAATTGTATCCAAGTTCTCGCTGGTAAAGTCTTGTGGATTGTAAGTTTCTGTATCAAAACAAAATACATGCACCCGATATCCATCAAACGCATCCATCATACCGGCAATCTCACCCAAGAATGCCTGAGCTTGTTTATCGGTAATAGAACCCGACATATCAAGGCTAACTACAACATCGATTTCTTCACCTGGGGTCATCCCAGGCATGATAGCGTCCATATGCCAACCTCGACGATTAGGACGCATAAAGCTAAAGTCAGTCCGAATAGCACTTGTCAAATTAGTCTGAATCAATTCACGCCAAGGCATTATTGGGTTAGTATGCTGTTTGATCAGCCGCTCAACACCTTTAGGAATAGAACCTGCTTCAGCAGAAGAAGCCGCATTGATGATAGCCTGTTTTACTTCTTGGCGAACACGTTCACGTTCCTCACCAGACATTTTCGGACGACCTTTGACCTTACCACTACCGTCAATTTCTTCGCCGTCACCTTCAGACTCAGAACCCTCACCTTCCATATGATCATCAATCATTTGGTCGATATGATCCTCAATGTTAATCTTTTCAGCCTTCTCATAAAGGTCATCATAGATTTCTTCGGCACTCTTACCGTCATATTTTGCTTCATACAAGCAAGGAACCGTTTTGATAAACTCACCGACCTTGTGCCGTTTCAAGTCGGCATTAACCGCGTAGTCATCAGCAATGTTCCAAAGTTGGGGATCACGGTTGCCTCGACGACCAATATGATCGTATACTACATGAAGTACTTCATGCCCAACCAAGAATTCAACTTCCTTGGGCTTGAGCATCATAATAAACCGAGAATTGTAATAGAATTTCAATCCGTCAGTAGCGGCTGTAGAGCACCATTCATCGGCGTTAACCAATTGCATACGGGTTGCAAGGTTACCAAAGAATGAATGACGGAGAAGCAGACCAATGCGGGCAGTTACCAACCGCTCACGGGCATTGAAGTCTACTTTGGCATCGGTAGGGCCGACCAAATTTTCAAATTTTTTACTACGTTTACGCTTTTTAGTTGGGGCGACTACATCACTCATACCTACTCCTTTATCGTATATATGTTATATTATAACACATACCGTATTTAATTGCAAGTGAAAAAAGGGAGTTGCCTCCCCTTTTATTAATTACCTGCTTCTACAATGTACTTGCCGTACTTCTTGTGGAAGTCATCAAAATGTTTCAACTGACTGGGTTCGATCGGAAGACGATACGTTTTCAGAGCAACCTTCGCACCCATTACGACCAACTCAGTTTCAAAGTTTGCCATGATGTAGCTGAAGAAATTATCAGCCATTTCGTGGAATTGTTTGGTGTTGACACGTTTGTTGTCAAGAGCGTCCTTCAATTCATAGCACAGGCTAATCGTGAGGGAGTACATTGCCGACACTTCCTTGACACGGAGTTCTTTGACCTTACCTGCGAGAATATCGCTAGGCTCGGGCATCTGACCTGCAACCTTACGGTGTGCCATAAACTTAACAGCAAGACCTTCACCTACAGAACCTGCGACCAAGTTGAACAGTGTATCAGAGTCCGTGTCTTCGTCATCATTCAGCAAATCGCTGACAAAGCACCAGCTACGGGGAGTAGCGAATGCGCGGCTAGAGGACTTTGAATCAAAATCATAGAGATCCTGTTTAGCGAAAGACAGATAACCAACCACATCCTTATGGATGCCTTTGTTAACTGCCCAGTTCTGCCACGAAGCAAAATCGGGTCGCATTTCAATATGCAAGAACCGATTAGCAAGGGGCATCGGCATACGATAAGTAACACCCTTATCGCTATCACGGTTGCCTGCCGCAACAATAACCACGTTGTCAGGAAGTTTGTACTTACCAACACGGCGATTGAGAATCAACTGATATCCTGCAGCCTGTACAGCAGGGGCAGCCGAATTCATCTCGTCCAAGAACAGACAGACGATAGGGTACTGACTAGCAAGTTCCTCGTCAGGGAGATCAACCGGGGGAGCCCAGTCCATCTTGCCAATGTCTTTATTGAAGAAAGGAATACCACGAATATCAGTGGGTTCCATTTGTGCCATACGCAAATCAATCATAAAACCACCAAGCTCCTCGGTGATTTCAGAAACAACCTCAGACTTACCGATACCGGGAGGGCCCCAGAGAAACACGGGACGTTTGACCTTGAAAGCCTTGAGAATTGCTTTACGGGCCTGAACACTAGTAACGGTGAGATTGTCAGATACTTGAGCCATTTCTTACTCCTGTTGAAAAAACTACGATAAAAAGATTATAGCAACTGCCTGAATTAATGTCAAGCAGAAGCCTTAGTGATTGTGCCTTGGTAAAGTATCTGATACAATTCAGCCGTAGCCTGCAAATAGAACTGCATGACCTTACCAGTTGGGGTAGTTAAAGTGAATGTCATTTGAAATATCCATAAGGGATGCCAACCGTGTAGCAGAGGTACTCATCGTCGCCGTCCGTGTCCTCAGCCTCGTGAATCCAACGCAGTGCCATTGCACGATCCTTAGCACCCAATTGGATGATGCTAGCGATACGGGCTTCGAAACGGGCGACAGCCGCAGCCTCGTCCTCGATACGTTGGGCCTCATTGCGGTTGATGATAAACTGCAGGGTTTCGAACTCCTTTTGGAAGTCTGCTAGTGTCCATTTGGACGTGTCCACACTACGGGGGCGGAAATTGTAAGCGTCCTTGTACATATCCCAGTAGGTCATTGCAGCCTGCTCAAGCGGAGTGTACTCTTCCCAAGTCTTGTAAGTCAGTTCGCTCATCTCGCTCTCCTTGTTTCTCACTATAGATACAGTATACGCTTATACCCAATTAATGTCAAATTTTGGGTTTGTTGCGGAAAAACAACAAAATAATAGGCCCTTTCGGGCCTATTACAGGTTAGTTATTTTACAGAGTCTTTCCTACTCCGGCTCAGCCTCATGCGGCTATAGCAAATACCTCATCGTTGGCATTTATAGATTTTGCTTGGATTACGTCCATCGCCTATCGTGTTGTCCACTCATCTACTCATCCGTCAATCGATACCATGGCCGGCCCATCAAAAGCATACTTGGAAGATTTATTAACCGCTGACTATTACTCTTCCCCAGCATCACTCTAGTATGCTTTTGGTGGACCGGTCGGGAGTCGAACCCGAGTCTTGCCCGTCTTTTAACTTGCTTCTTTCCTTTCGGTTTTTACAACAATTCTTTACTGGCGTATCAAAACTTCTTGTGATACACCATTTACTATCATAGTTTGTTTAGTATACTCTACTCCATCAATAATTACAACCTGAGGCTGAACAACAACGGGAGGCTGTTGAATGTAGACTGGTTGTTGAACTATTACAGGAGAAGGACGAGTTAACCCATATACTACAGCCCCGCCGATGACAGCAGGTGCTACCCAACCCCATCCTCCACGATGAGCTTGATGATGATCAAAATGTCTCATACCATGATGATGGTGTTGTGCTATCGCACTTAAGGGAAACAAAAGTAATATAGATAAAATTTTTGCTTGCATTTTGTAACTCCTTTATAAAGTATACAATATTATTTATACAGTTTTAGCTCTATGTTAAGCAAGACATTTGGGCAACTTTTTGTACCCATAGCCAATAATGGTAACTACAATAATCAGGCTTTATTTCTAGGGGTTGATTGTAGGGTAATGTTTGCATATAGTTAGCTTTGTAAAATTGACCATTTTCTGTTCCAGTAACACCTGCATTATGAAATATTTTATGATCGTTCCATTCTCTTGCCGGTGAAGTAGCCCAACTAAAGCTAAGGTCTTTATGACATTCTGTTTTGTTACCTAGTTTCCATCCATTCCAAAGTACAGCCCACATATCAGCGCACCAAATTTGCAATTCATGGTATCCAGGATTTGCTTGCTTTTTAATGTTATTCATAGCAGTAATATCCACAAATAACTTTTCACAATCACGTTCAACGTTTTCCCAAAATTCTGCGGTAAGATTTTTCATTAAGTATTGAGCACCAATACTGTTTAGCTCATTTTCTTTAACCAAAGATTTGTCAATCTTAACAATATTGCACATAGCGTCCAATACATCTTCACCTTTGCTAATGATGTAATCGTGAGAGATATACCAACGACAATCTGAACCATACCATATATCGTCTTCTAAAAATTGATCAAAGTTTATCCGATCAGTGAACATGATATCATTATCGTGATAGAATATGGCTTCATCTAGTAATTCAGGTCTAGCTTGAAAATGTTTTTTCATTATATGTGGTCTTAGAGAGCTAATATAGCCAGGTGATTGTCTAGTATTGTTATAGAAGAAGAATCTAACCATATTATAATGGTTAGCTAATTTTTGCCATCTTTCAGGAACATGATTGTTTTGTATACCACATACTACGTCAATGTAGTTAGGGTTTATTCCTTTTTCCATGAAGTTATTAATCATAACTTCAACTTGCCAAGTATAGTAATCAATGGCAGGTTGTACGCAAATAAATCTTAGATTTTTTTTCATGTTATCATCACACCGTATAGCTTTATATAGCTAATTATGAGTGTGATGATAAATTTTTAACTTACGGGGGAGGGTACTGTGTTGCGGATATTAACACCCCGGTAGCGGTTGCTACGATGTTAGTACCTGATGAATCTGACGCAACTTCTATGGTATAAGTTGCGTCTGTAGTTGCATTATAATTATTTGCTACATATGCTGCTGCGATCCCGGCGACTCCTGGTTGAATCCAACCAGTTGTAGCTGTAGCGGTATAACCATTCACAGCAGTTTGTGTAAATCTGAACCAATGGACTAATCCCGGAGTTACAAATCCCCCACTGAACCAATATTGATTAGTTGGGGCTCCATTGGTTAAATTAGTTCCTGATTGATCAAGAATTGCAAAGTTACCGTTAGAATAAAATAAAATATATGTGCTAGCATCGGTTCCACCAGAAATTGATCCATAAAAACTATTATTTGTTAAGTAAGTAAACAATGCAGTATTGATAGTACCACTTGGTGCAGCAGTAGTAGTTGTAGTAGTTGTACTAGGTAGAGTGCTAGAGAATTGCATTCTTACATAACCATTACCACCGGCTTGTGGCAAGTTTGCATCTGAATTAGAAGTAAAGTTACTATTTTGACTAGCTCCACCTGTACCAAATCCACCATATACGCTAGCGCCTCCTGCTGCTGCTGGATAAATATCTATCGGAGTAGAAGGGGTGACTCCAGGATTACCAGAAATAGTTCTACCTATACCGCCAGCTCCGCCCACACCATCATCGTTACTACCTGTATTACCGGTACCTCCAACTCCTCCTAGAGCAGTATAATAATTTGTTAAACCGTATAGTAGTGAAGATATGCCTCCGGTTCCAGCATTTTTTGTACCAGTTCTAGTTATGCCAGGTACACCTGGATAAACAGTACCGTCGAGGCTAGCACTAGCAGCAGTTCCGCCAGCGCCTACAGTTACAGTGAAGTTACCACTTGTTCCGGTAGTATCTAAAATATCAAAAGAATACCCACCAGAACCACCGCCACCACCTGCATAACTAGCGCCGTATCCATCAGTGCCGCCTCCACCGCCCCCCGCACCAACCAATTCTAGTGCAAGATAGGGGTAGCCGGGTATAGGTGCTACAGAGTAAGTACCAGGTATCGGAAATGTATAATTCAGTGGTTGTACATTATCATATCCGGCTGCTGCTAGACCTGACCTTGCAGTACCAACACCAGTGACATCATTGCCAACCACACCAGTATTAGTTATTAGATTGGTTACGTTAGTAGGGTTGCCAAGAGAAATGTTGGTAAAACCAAACCCAAATATAGCTTTATCACCGCCATATCCTGCTGCTGCTAGTCCATATCTTGCAGTACCAGTTAATGCGGCTTGATCAACAATAACAACACCAAGATTAGATACTAGATTGGTTATACTAGTTGGATTACTAGTAACACCAAATCCAAATATTGCCTTGTCTGTACCATATCCTGCTGCTGCTAGACCATACCTCGGAGTACCAACACCAGCAGTATCTGTAGCAACAACACCAAGATTATTTACTAGATTGGTTATTGAGAATAAACCAACCCCACTTGCTCCAAATCCAAATATAGCTTTATCATAACCATAGCCGGCTGCTGCTAGTTGAGATCTTGCCGTACCAACACCAGCCGTATCTGTAGCAACTACACCAGTATTAGATACTAGATTAATTATTGTGGACGACGCAAGCGATCCCACCCCAAATCCAAATATAGCTTTATCACCACCATACCCTGCTGCTGCTAGTCCATATCTTGCAGTACCAACACCAGTTGTATCTGTGGCAACAACACCAAGATTAGATACTAGGTTGGTTATTGAAACATCGATGCCACCGGCCCGTCCAAATCCAAATATAGCTTTATCACCGCCATAACTTGCGGCTGCTAGTATTACTCTTGCAGTACCAACACCTGTAGTATCTGTAGTAACAGTACCAATATTATTTACTTTATTGGTTATTGAAACATCAGAGCCGCCAGCAAATCCAAATCCAAATATAGCTTTTCCATCTCTAGTTGGTCCTGGACTTGCGGTTGTAGTAGTAGTTGTAGTGCCTGGGCCTATTGTAGTTGTAGTTGTAGTTGTAGGTGGCGAAGGAGGTACACCACCATACCCTGCTGCTGCTAGTCCAGACCTTGGAGTACCAACACCAGCAGATTCACTAACAATAGTACCTAGGTTATTTACTAGATTGATTATTCGAACCGAAGCAGTTCCCGATGAGGGGCCTACTCTACCAAATCCAAATATAGCTTGACCACTACCGTATCCTGCTGCTGCTAGAGCATCTCTTGCTGTAGAGCTAAGATTGGTAACATCAGCCTGCACGACACCAAGATTAGATACTTTATTGGTTATTGATGTTAAACTAGATGATCTACCAAATCCAAATATAGCTTTATCACTATCATACCCTGCTGCTGCTAGACCATATCTTGCAGTACCAACACCAGCAGTTTCAGAAACAATAACACCGTTATTATCTACTAGATTGGTTATTGAAACAGCAATGCCAGTATTTCCAAATCCAAATATAGCTTGACCAACACCAAATCCTGCTGCTGCTAGACCATATCTTGCCGTACCAACACCAGTGGTATCAGCAGCAACCACACCAAGATTATTTACTAGATTGGTCATTGAAAAAGGTGCACCACTATTATCATTACCAAATCCAAATATAGCTTTATCACCACCATATCCTGCTGCTGCTAAAGCAGATCTTGGAGTACCAACACCAGCAGTATCTGTGGCAACCACACCAAGATTAGATACTAGATTAGTTATTGCGATGTAACTTAGTAGATTTGCAAATCCAAATCCAAATATAGCCTTATCAGTGCCATATCCTGCCGCTGCTGGACTTTGCCTTGCAGTACCAACACTAGTAACATCATTACTAACGACACCGTTATTATTTACTAGATTGGTTATTGATGTTTCATCGCCGACATTATTCAATCCAAATCCAAATATAGCAGATCCAGGTGTAGGTGTTGGAGCTGCTGTAGTTGTAGTTGTAGTCAATGGTGGGGGTCCACTACCAAATCCTGCTGCGGCTAGATCTTGCCTTGCAGTACCAACCCCAGTAACATCAGCAGCAACAACACCAAGATTAGATACTAGATTGGTTATAGAAGTTCGGGTTAAACCGCTACCAAAAGCTCCAAATCCAAATATTGCTTTATCACCACCATATCCTGCTGCTGCTAGATTAGATCTTGCTGTGCCAGTTAATGCGGTTTGGTTAGCAGCAACAACACCAAGATTAGATACTAGATTGGTAATTGAAACATGAGATACCCCATCATTTCCAAATCCAAATATAGCTTTATTACCGCCATATCCTGCGGCTGCTAGTCTAGATCTTATAGTACCAGTTAATGCAGTTTGGTCAGTAGCAACAACACCAAGATTATTTACTAGATTGGTTATATTCGTATAATACCCACCAGAAGAACTTCCAAATCCAAATATAGCCTGACCAACACCATATTCGGCTGCTGCTAGTCCATTCCTTGCAGTACCAACACCAGTAGTATCAGTAGCAACAACACCTGTATTATCTACTAGGTTGGTTATTGAAACGGCAACCGAGCCGGCGTCTTCACCAAATCCAAATATAGCCTGACCACTACCATATCCTGCTGCTGCTAGTTCTCGCCTTGCAGTACCAACACCAGTCGTATCTGTAGCAACAACACCAGCACTAGATACTAGATTGGTGATCGAAAAATAAGTACCACCACCGGTGTAACCAAATCCAAATATAGCCTGACCAACACCATATCCTGCTGCTGCTAGACCAGATCTTTCAGTACCAACACCAGTGGTATCTGTAGCAACAACACCAAAATAATTTACTAGATTGGTCATGTTGAGTGCACCTTGACCACTCGGTTTAGTACCAAATCCAAATCCAAATATAGCAGATCCAGCTGGAGCTGGTGATGGAGCTGCTGTAGTTGTAGTTGTAGTGCCCGGGCCTGTTGTAGTTGTAGTAGTAGTTGTTGGTGTGATCGGTGATGATCCTTGAACAGTTACCGTACCCCAAGTGTTGGCAATATTATTACTTGATGGATAAATCGCAGTTAGCGTAGTTGCCGTACCTGCTGATACTGTCGTACCAACTGGTAGTTCCTGCCATGTAGTATAGAATGTTATAACATTTCCTGCATCTCCGTAACTACCTTGAGTTCCATTAGATTTAACTTTTATATTAATATAGCTAGAACTAAAAGTAGAATCCACACCATCAATTTGTGTAAATACATTTGCGTTACTAGTTGTCAACGCATAATACCCATTGTTAGTAAGTATACTAGGTGTTTGTCCACTTCCTCCTAATTTACTAATACCACTAAACGAATTACCGGCAACATTTATAACACCTGTTGTAGGTGAACTTAATGTAACATTGCCTATGTTTGCAGCTAAACCATGGAATATATTGTTAATTGTACTACCAGTTGGATGAGCACAGGTAATAACTAACTGTCCACCTGCATTAAAAAAGTATCGAGCCGCATCACCATTCGCAAAAGATGCTGTCTGAGTGAATACTATATTACTAGTCCACGTGTTACCACTAGTAACAGTGTTAGATGCAGGGATCAGCCCTTGCGCTACTGCATTAAGACGATTATTATAAATTGTAGTTAAATTATTTGTAACCGCAGCAATATATGCTATAGTATTTCCGCCAGAAGGTGGAGTAACACTAGTAATTGTAGAACCTTGATGAGCCGCTGAGTTTGCGGTATTATTAATTAAAGTAGCCCAATCAATATTAGCAACAGTATATCCTATAGCAACATTTGCTACCTGCTGCTGTCCGTAACCAGCGTTACCGTTACCAACGGCCCATGTAGTGTTAAGTGTATTTGCTGTATTACCAGGATTGTTACCAATTAGGGCATTGAAATCAGATGCTTCTATAAGATTGTACTGTGCATAGGTCATTGGATATTCCTGAAATATATTCTATGAATATTTATCAAATTTATATTATCTTACCTGCACAGTACATCTTTATACCAAATGATTTTTAGGTACAAAGATTACTCTGTTTTTACGTTACTATGTTGAATTTGTAAATTTTTAGTTTCAGTAACAACTTCATTAAATGCCAACTCTAATGGATTTTGAACAGTAGTATCTAATAAGACTGCTTCTTGTGGAACTAGTCCTACTCTCTTCAAAGTTTCAAATGTATATGGATTTGACATAGCATTTCTTAATTTTGCAGGTGATGGTCGACCATTTGCAATAATTTCTGCTTGAATTTCTTTTCCAAGCATAACAGTAAACTCGTATGCAGCATTTGCTTCAAACATTTGTTCATCTGTATAACCGGGAATTCTAGTTTGTTCAGCGACCTCATATATTTCTGCTAGAAAACTTTCTAAAAATGCAATTTCTTGTCGATTTAATTCCCATGCTTCATTTTGTCCTTCATCAAAAGATTTAGATTCTAAGAGTTCTGCTTCTAAATTTAAGATAACATGGGGTAATGCATTGTTATTTTTGCAGTTTTCCAATTCTAGTTCTTTTGCCAAACGTTTTTTTGCGGCAACTTCTTCCAAACAAGCAGCACGTTTTCTACCTTCCAAAAATCCTTTAAGGATTTTGATTTTTTCCCAAGGTGTTTCGCCGTTGACCAGGTAACGGTAATTAAATTCAGAGTTAAATTTTGATGGCATATATATTCCTTATATAAAAAGTTAGCATTGACAATAGCATATCTTTTTAGAGAAATGATATGAATTGATCCTTGCTGTATTGAATATATATGCCTATCTAAAAGTCATGAAACATATTTTTCTCATATCAAACTTGTTAGAATGATCCAATATGCGTATGAATAAAGATAATCAAGTGCCATATCCTGCTGCTGCTAGACGTTCTCGTGCAGTACCAACACCAAGAGTATCTGTAGCAACAACACCAAGATTAGATACTAGATTGGTTACGTTGGTAATGGCGCCAAAGGCTCTTCCATATCCAAATATAGCCTTATCACCGCCATACCCTGCTGCCGCTAGATTATATCTTGGAGAACCATTTAATGCAGTTTGGTCAGCAGCAACAACACCAAGATTAGACACTAGATTGGTTATTGACAAATCCCCGGTACCGCCCAAGTACCCAAATCCAAATATAGCTTGATCTCCTCCAAATCCTGCTGCTGCTAGACTTTCCCTTGCAGTACCAACACTTGTAGATTCACTAACAAAAATGCCAGTATTAGAAAATAGACTAGTTATTGAAACTGTAACAAATAAGGTATCCACTCCAAATCCAAATATAGCCTTATCATAACCATACCCGGCTGCTGCTAGAGTACTTAATGCAGTACCAACACCAGCGGTATCTGTCGCAACAACACCAGTATTAGATACTAGGTTGGTTATATTAGTTCTACTACCAGTAGTACCAAATCCAAATATAGCTTTATCACCGCCATATCCTGCTGCTGCTAGATAATATCTTGTAGTACCAACACCAGTAGTATCAGTAGCAACAACACCAGTATTAGATACTAGATTAGTCATCGACAGGTACCCAGACGTATCTATTCCAAATCCAAATATAGCTCGATCACCACCATACCCGGCTGCTGCTAGACTTTCCCTTTCAGTACCAACACCAGCGGTATCTGTAGAAACAACACCAGTATTAGATACTAGATTAGTTATATTAGTACTAAATGAAACATACCCAAATCCAAATATAGCTCTAAATCCAGTTGATGGTGCTGCCGTTGTCGTAGTTGTAGATCCTGATGTGGTTGTACTAGTAGTTGTAGATCCTGATGTGGTTGTACTAGTAGTTGTAGATCCTGATGTGGTTGTAGTCGTGGTATTGATTGGTGCGGATCCACTGCCATAACTTGCTGCTGCTAGTCCCCATCTTCCAGTACCAACACCGGCTGTATCAGTAGCAACAACACCGAGATTATTTACTAGATTAGTTATTGCAGTACCAGAACCGCCGCCAGAAACAGTTCCAAATCCAAAAATAGCCTGATCGCCACCAAATCCTGCTGCTGCTAGATAACCCCTTGCACTGCCGACACCAGCGGTATCTGTAGCAACAACCCCTTGATCAGATACTAAATTAGTTACTGAAACATAACCACTGATTAGACCATATCCAAATATAGCCTGACCACTACCATATCCTGCTGCGGCTAGATAATGTCTTGCAGTACCAACACCAGTAGTATCAGTAGCAACAACACCGAGATTAGATACTAGATTAGTCATTGAAACATTGATTAAATTGGCCTGTCCAAATCCAAATATAGCTTTATCACCGCCATAACTTGCGGCTGCTAAACCATATCTTGCAGTACCAACACCTGTAGTATCAGTGGCAACAACACCTGTATTATCTACTAGATTGGTTATTGATAACTCAGTCTCGGCGAAATTGACATGTCCAAATCCAAATATAGCTTTATCACTGCCATATCCTGCTGCTGCTAGATCCATCCTTCCTGTACCAACACCAGCGGTATCTGTAGCAACAACCCCTTGATCAGATACAGTATTAGTTATGGAAGTACCAAATTCACCACCGCGGTCTCCAAATCCAAATATAGCTTTATTACCGCCAAATCCTGCTGCTGCTAACCTATTTCTTGCAGTACCAACACCAGTAGTATCTGTAGCAACAACGCCAGTATCAGATACTTTATTGGTCATTGAAAAATAACCATCTCCATCGACCCGTCCAAATCCAAATATAGCATTAAGTCCAGCTGGTGGTCCTGCCGTTGTTGTGGTAGTACTAGGTGGAACTACAGTAGCACCAAATCTTGCTGCTGCAAGAAACGACCTTGCAGTACCAACACCAGCAGTATCAGTAGCAACAACACCAAGATTAGATACTAGATTGGTTATTGAATAATAAACAGGACCATTGGAACTACCAAATCCAAATATAGCTGTATCACTGCCATAGCCTGATCCTGCTAGACCTTGCCTTGCAGTACCAACACTAGTAATATCTGCGGCAATTACTCCGGTATTAGTTACTTTATTGGTTATTGAAACATAAATAAGATTAATATCCCAACCAAATCCAAATATAGCTTTATCATACCCATATCCTGCGGCTGCTAGACCTTGCCTTGCTGTACCAGTTAATGTGGTTTGGTCAGTAGCAACAACACCGAGATTAGATACTAGATTGGTTATAGAAGTCGCCCCACCAGTTCGAACGCCAAATCCAAATATAGCCTTATCATAACCATAACTAGCTGCTGCCAAACTTCGCCTTGGAGTACCAACACCTGTAGTATCAGTGGCAACAACACCTGTATTATCTACTAGGTTGGTCATGGAGACAACGGTAGGACCACTAGTTTCACCAAATCCAAATATAGCCTTATCACCGCCATATCCTGTTGCTGCTAGACTATATCTTGCAGTACCAACACCCTCAGTATCAGTAGCAACAACACCAGTATTATCTACTAGATTGGTTATAGAAGTCGGGATGAAGACGTTAGCAATTTTAATTTGACCAAATCCAAATATAGCTTGATCTCCTCCAAATCCTGCTGCTGCCGCGCCATATCTTGGAGTACTAAACGGATAAGTAATATCGGTCTGTACAACACCAGTATCAGATACTTTATTAGTTATAGCAAGAAAATTAAGAGAGCCATTGCTACCAAATCCAAATATAGCCCTAGCTCCAGATAATGGAGCTGCTGTAGTTGTAGTTGTAGTTGTAGGTGCTCGTGTGGTTGTAGTTGTACCTGGTCCTGCTGTTGTAGTTGTTGTAGTAGGTCCTCGTGTAGTTGTTGTAGTAGGTGCTCGTGTGGTTGTTGTAGTAGTAGATGTTGTAGTAGTAGATGTTGTAGTAGTAGTTGTTGGATTAATCCGAACTGTACTAGATATAGTAGTTGAACTGACATTATTGCTACAACCAATTACTATATTACCGGTATATGTTCCAAGGCCGGCGCCTGCGTCATAATAATCTACTGTAAAAGTTTGCACAGTATTTGAAGCAAGAGTATACGACAACGTTGCATTACCAGTCTCGGTGCTTGAACCACCTAAATTTACCAAATTAGCGGTATGACCAATGCCAGAAAGACCATTAAAAGTCACTGACTGTATAACTAAACTACTTGTTCCAGCATTTCTTAATGTAAATTGTCTTGCTGCCATATATTCATCTTTTATATATTTATCATAGTAAATATATAATTATTCATTTATAATATTGCTATTCTCTCATAATAAACTTGTTACAATGATCCAATATGCGTATGAATACTAATAGTTAGGTACCAAAACTAGCTGCTGCTAGAGCACTTCTTGCAGTACCAGTCAATGCAGTTTGGTCAACAGCAACAACACCAAGATTATTTACTAGATTGGTTATTGATACCTTAGTACCACCACTACTACTCAGAGTAGTACCAAATCCAAATATAGCTTTATCAGTACCATATCCTGCTGCTGCTAAACCAGACCTTGGAGTACCAACACCAGAGGTATCTGTAGCAACAACACCAAGATTATCTACTAGGTTGGTTACTGAAAGCGGTGTAAAAGTACCATTATCAAAACCAAATCCAAATATAGCTTTATCACCGCCATATCCTGCTGCTGCTAAACTAGCCCTCGGAGTACCAGTTAATGCAGTTTGATCAGCAGAAACAACACCAGTATTAGATACTAGGTTGGTTGTTGATAAAGTAGTACTGGTGCCCGTAACTCCAAATCCAAATATAGCTTGATCAACACCAAATCCTGCTGCTGCTAAATTACCTCTTGGAGTACCAGTTAATAAGGCTTGATCAGCAGAAACAACACCAAGATTATTTACTAGATTGGTTATTGAAACAGAAGTGCCAGTAAATCCAAATCCAAATATAGCTTTATCAGTACCATATCCTGCTGCCGCCACACTTCTTCTTGGAGTACCAACACCGGGTGTATCTGCAACTACAACACCAAGATTATCTACTAGATTGGTTACTGAATAATTACCTGCAGGGTATGCATAACCAAATCCAAATATAGCCTTATCACCGCCATATCCTGCTGCTGCTAAACCACTCCTCGGAGTACCAGTTAATGCAGTTTGGTTAGCAGCAACAACACCATTACTATCTACTAGGTTGGTTGTTGAAACGTCATTAAGTGGATCACTTCCAAATCCAAATATAGCCTGTGTAGGCCCAGAAGGTGCTGCTGTTGTAGTAGTTGTAGTTGTAGGTGTGACTGCACTACCAAGACTAGCTCCTGCTAAAGCCGATCTTGCAGTACCAGTTAATGCGGTTTGATCAGCAACAACAACTCCAGTATTAGATACTAAATTAGTTATGTTAGTGTAGGAAGAACCGGTATAACCAAATCCAAATATAGCTTTATCGCCACCATATCCTGCTGCGGCTAGACCTTGCCTTGCGGTACCAACACCAGTGGTATCTGTAGCAACAACACCAAGATTATTTACTAGATTGGTTATATTTACAGTGGTATAACCACTACTATTAGAGCCAAATCCAAATATAGCTTTATCGCCACCATACCCTGCTGCGGCTAGACCTTGCCTTGCGGTACCAGTTAATGCGGTTTGGTCAGCAACAACAACACCAAGATTATCTACTAGATTGGTTATTGAAAAGACAGTCCCTGGATAGAAATCCTGACCAAATCCAAATATAGCTTTATCGCCACCATATCCTGCTGCTGCTAGTTGATATCTTGCTGTACCAGTTAATGCGGATTGGTCGGTAGCAACAACACCAGTATTAGTTACTAGATTGGTCATATTTACAGGGGTATAACCACTACTATTGATTTCACCAAATCCAAATATAGCTTTATCGCCACCATATCCTGCTGCTGCTAGACCCCCCCTTGCAGTACCAACACCAGAATTATCTGTAGCAACAACACCAAGATTATTTACTAGATTGGTTATATTACAATCTTGCAACGGAACAAACAAGAGAACAGCGGTTCCAAATCCAAATATAGCTTTATCACCGCCATAACTAGCTGCTGCTAGACCAAATCTACCAGTGCCAACACTAGTAACATCAGCAGCAACAACACCAGTGGCAGACACTAGATTGGTCGTTGAAAGATATGCAGATGAGGCATCAGCACCAAATCCAAATATAGCCCCGACTCCAGATGGTGATGGTCCTGCTGTTGTAGTTGAAGTAGTACCTGGTCCTGCTGTTGTAGTTGAAGTAGTACCTCCTCCAACGACCGTAATGGTACTATTTATAGTTTGACTGGTACTATTACTACCGCCAATAATTACATTACCAAGATATGTTCCCGGGGCAGCTCCAGAATTAGTATAATCTAGAGTAAAAGTTTGTGTTGTACTTGCGGGAAAGTTATAGACTAATGATGCATTACCGGTCTCAGCACTAGAACCACCTAAATTTATTAAATTAGCAATATGACCTATATTTGGAGGATCGTTGAAGGTCATTGACTGAATAGTTAGTCCTTCTGTTCCTATATTTGTTAACGTATACTGTATTATGGTTGGGCCTGGTGCTGCCGTAGTTGTCGTAGTTGTACCTGGACCTGCTGTAGTTGTCGTAGTTGTACCTGGACCTGCTGTAGTTGT